TTTTGTTGTAGTGTTTGACTCTCGCAAGTTTTTATTTAGCTTTCTTACAGCGTCTGATTTATTTTTAACTTTAGTAGCGGTTTCACTATATTGTTTTGCGGCTTTTTTGCCTAATTTAGCTCCATCAGCAGTTTCCTTCTCTGTAGCTTTCATTTCTTTTCTTAAATCACTTAACTCTTTTTTTAACTTAGAAAGTTCTTTAATGTTTTTGATCTCTACCTCTATCGCTACTTTATTTGCCATATCTATATTATCCTATTGTTATTTTTAATTCTTTTTTAACTAACTCTTTGTTCATAATCCCTTCAACCTCTTTAGTTATTGCATTTCCTATCCTTGAACTCATCTTACTCTTAGCTATTTTGTTTCTAGCAATATCAATAAAGAAATATCTTTTATTTCCAAAAGGAGAAACATTCCTATCTCCTGACTTAGTGAAATATTGATCCTCTAAATTATTCTTGACTTTTTGAACAAAACGCTCTATATCACTTTCACTACTAAATGTTAGTTCTCCTCTTTTCCGTTTCTCTTGAGCCCAATTATATATAGCGTTAAAAGAAGCTCTTACTCCCCCACTCTTACCATCATTAACAAGCCACATATATGGAGTATCGTTGGTAATCAAAAGAGATATACTGTCAGAGCCTACCTGTATCTTATCTTTAAATCCATTATACAACTTCCCTGAAGCTATATGCTTTTGGTTTTCTAATTCTTTTCTAAGAGCTCCTATTATAATTGGAGATTCTAAACTTAGAGCATCTTCTATGAATTTATATTGAGCCATTAGTCAGATATTTTTATAGATGTTGACCCTGTACTTCTATAGTTGAGGTCTGGACTACTTATAGTTTCATCTATCCTGTGGTTTGATTCTGATAAAGACGGAAGCATAAATTCCTCTACAGTCCCCTGAGTGTCAGTAGATTCAAAAAGCATAGTAAGACTTCCTGTGTACTTTACACAAGCGGCAAATCCTGCAGCTCTTTTTATGGAAATTATAACCCCTTCTCCTTCACTCATTGTCAGCTTGTTATACACACCATTTAATGCTGAGTTTATATCTAAAACATACTCACTATTGGTATTAGTAAAAGCCAAATCCTGTGAAAATATTAAATTCATAGGAGTGTCAGATACTCCTGCTATGGTTGCGGTTTTACTCCAAACACTAATAGTTATAGTTTCTGGGTCACATGAGCCTGAACCATAAGGAACCATATACCCTTTAATACTTTTAACATAACCTCCGTAGGGTGCTATAAATTGAGAGTGTTTTGCTATAAACTTATTTGAATAACTAACCCCATCCGCTAATACAGCTTGTGAATTTATTTTAAACAGAGATATATCATTATCAGCAGATAAATAGTCATTATAAGAAGCCTGAACATTAGTAAATCTTATTCTAGTGGTTCCACTTAACTGCATTGGAGAGCTAGTTACAAAGTTAAATTTACTGATAGTATCTAGTCCTGAATTTAACCTAGTCCCTGGAGGAGTTACATTCCTTCCTGTTATGTTTCTTAGTGAATAATTATCTTTTTTCATTATTAAGCATTGTCTATTGGTACGGGTTCAGTTTGATTAGGATCAATTGTTCCCCCTCCATTTGTATTATTTATCCAAACTCCTGCAGTAGGTAAAGCACTCCCTTTTCCTGGAGACCATTGATGTAGTACAACCTTGGTAGGTATATTTAAATGTGGCTGATAATCCACAACCTTAATTAACCTGTAATATACACCATCAATATACACCATCTTCCTGAAACTAAGCATTGTTATGTCCGTTATTTTTAAATCTATATAACATTCTCTAACTTTAGGATCATTTAGTAATCCAGTTATCATTTGCTGATAATATCTTGAGTAAAGACCTACACCTACTTGATTTCCCACAGCGTTGTAAGTATTAGTTGCGGCATCATAATCTTTAGCCCAATAATTACCATAAGATAATCCAAACTGATTAGTAAAGTCATGTCTATTATTAAATGTAGCTGAAGTATAAAAAGAATTAGTAAGATTTGCTCCTGAATAGTAACCTTGACTTGAAGTTGTTACATCAGCAACTTGCACCCTTCTATCTGTAAACCTATAGTTTGTAGTACCTCTTGATTCAACATTAAATCCTTGCCATAATGGTGCATGATCTACAGGCATAGCCATTTTATTATAATATAACATTCTAGGAAGATAATCAATTCCCTTGGCTGAATAATCGTACTGTGCAGTCCATAGTCCTGCGGCATAAAAATTTGTACCTGGTGACTGGAAATTCCCTATTTGCATACCTTGGGAATCATAAGTTCCTGCAAAAAATGGATTTTCAAATATTGCCTCCCCTGCAGGGTATAAATCTCCTAAATCTAATATATGTGGGTAATTATCTCCTATCTCTTGAAAATACACCCAACTCATCCAATTCACCCTCCAATCATTGTCATCTGTTTGGTATTTAAATACCATCCTTCTTGAGAAGTCGCCATCAATAAAACTCTGGTTATCTGATTTGTTTCTAGCTAATTTCCAAGTCCAATCTATAGCGTCTTTAGGAGGTAAATAAAAATCAGAAAAAGGCTCTATAAATACAGTTTTGGATGCTTCTTCTGTATCAAATTGAAGATTAAAAGAATGAGCAACACCCTTTACAAAATCAAGTTGCTTCTGATTGTCAGGCAATACATCTTGAAGGTTATATTCCCCTCCAAAGACAGGTATTGATTTTTGAGCAAGCTCTATAGATACCTTTCCGCTTGAAGCTGTCCAATTGTTGTACCCAGTCCCAATAAGTTCAAGTTGTATATCACAAGACGTTGTACCTGTTGTAAAATTAGTGCTAGGTGTTTTAACATTCATAACTAGCATAACCTGAAATACAAGCCTAATCCTATCTCCCTTATTAAAATATCCTGTATATGTATGTTTATCTAAAGTACCTCCAAAACTATGTGAGTCTTTAGCTTTTAAAAAATTACCCCCATTTAAGTCTTGGTCTGAAGTGTCAACAGTTTCTCTATCGCCCCAAGCGGACAAAGAAGGAACTGGGTCGCATTGAACTCTTAATCCTCCATGCATAGCTACTATTCCTGTTGGGGAGGTGTTAGAAGTGAAATCCCCTCCTCCTGTCCATGTTGGAGCTCCTGCTCCTATATTAAGATAAAACATTATATTTTCTGTAGTTATATCATAATATCCTGCTTCCGCAACAAGAAAATCAGAGAAATGAGGGCTTGGATTTGTTCCTAAACCTGAAAGAGAAATAGTTAAGTCTTGCTGTAATAAACCACCTGAATTTACAATAGCTCCTGTTGCAGGTTGAAACCTTCCACTACCACAATCATTTGAGGTACAACTAGCACAGCCCCCTTGAAGCTGTATTGCGTTACTTATTGTTATAGGTGTGGCTGTTTGATGAGTACCTGAATTATCAGGAAATCCTACTCCTGTACATGTTTCTGTTCTATCATGAAACAGTAAATCAGTAACTGTAGGAACTGCCCCTCCGCAAGTTTCATCTCTAAAATTCCCTATGAAAGAATTAGCCTGCCATCTTTGATCTGCATTATTGTAAACAAAATTTGGAGTAGCATATAGTAATTTTTTAAATTCAGGAGTTTCCATGAAATTAGACGATATTTTATACCCTACAGACTTAAATATTCCATGTATCATATTGTAAATCCATACCATTGGTCGCCAATCATTTACAGGAGCTTTGTAAGTAGTTTCTGTTATAGCTAGACCAACCTGTGAGATATTATAAGGAATATTGTCCATATAATCCTCCTCCCATGTCTCCCTGCTTAACTGCATTGAAGAACCATAGTTAAATCCTGTCTGATTAGTATATCCATAAGTAGCTACAGGATAGACAACAGGGATTGTGTTTACACTAGTAGTTCCCCCTCTTGTTGTAGTGCTTTCACAATTATCTGCCTGCCAACTTTTTATTATGTTTTTTGCTGTAAGTTTAAGATTTGTAGAATTATCTAACTGCAAGTCACTTAAATATTTACCCGCTAAAGCATCTCCCCAGGCTAGATTATTTCCTAAGAAAATACAGCTATAAAATATAGGTTTATCGTTTAATCTTTCTACTCCTTTTATCTGAATCAATCCTACTAAGGAAAATAAATTACCGACTAATATTCTACAGGGTAGTTTTTGTCTAAGCATAGCATTCAAATTGTTGGAGTTTGCTATGTTAAAATGCTTTAATATTTTATTGTTGTTTTTAGTAGCAGGTATATTAAATGTTTTACTATATGCCCCTTTTCTTGCGTTAATATCTTTTGGGTCGTTTACAGCGAATGTTAATGCTAAGGGAAAGTTATCTGTTGTTGTGGCATCTAATCTTCCTAGAACTTTGTCTAATGGAGCTATAGTTTCAAACAATGAAATAGATGTAATTTCTATGCTGACTGTAGAATCAGCATAAAATCGGAGTTTAGTTAAGTTTGTGGGCCCCTGTACCCAATTTTTAGTAACTGTTACAAGTTGAGTGGTATTACCCGCACATCCATTACAAATTGTAGTTGAGTCAAATAGAAGAACATTAGCCCCATTAAGTCCTTGACCAGCTATAAGAACATTACCATTCCTGTTGTATGACTTGAATCTGACTGATATAGAATACCCACGACCTTCTATAAAGTTATAAGGATTTTTAAGAAAAAGAGCAGCTCCTGTCCCACCACTAGCTTTGATTGCTTTACCCCCAGAAATAGTCCAATCACTTCCTAGCTCCCAACAAGTTGCATTGTCAAATCCTGAATTACACAGTAACTGATCACCTTTTCTAGCATCCTGTCCTTTCTGTAAAATTTCTATAGAAACATCTTTTGAAGCCATATATTTTAATTCCTTTGGGTTACTACTGCATGTGCGTATGTGTATTCAATATTCATAGTAACCAACCCTTTGCTTTCGTCATAAACATCTACTTCGGAGTTAGTTATTATAATAGGTGAATAATCCATGTTAGAAGGATGTCTACCATCCTGAATATACCCACGTGACATGTCAGCAACACTTCTATACGCCAACCTATTAATTACTGTCTCACCACTTGGAAGCGGATAAGTATGTGAGTGTTCTGTCCATACATTAGGAGATGATATTATCTCTCTAAGCCACTCAGCTTTAATTTTATTTAAAGGTAATGATCCTACTACACCACTTTTTGTTCCATCTACATTTAAGACTTCTAATCCTCCATTGTAAACATTAGCATCCCTCAAGGTATCTGACTGATAAAACCCTTTAGTTGGGGCATTATTTGAAGGATAGGGAAGTGGAAAAGTAGATGATGAAACACCAGAGCCAACTGCATGTCTATTTGGTTGAGGTCTTAATATAACATCTCTACTTGCATTATAAGAAGTCCTAATTTGCCCTTTAAAAGTATAAGCATCTATCCCTCCTGCTTTATTTAGCCAATAAATCCTAATAAAAGGTCTTTCATTTTCATTCCACCATAAACCCTTGCACCTTATAGGGTTCGTTGCGGTCAAAGCGTCAGTTCTTAATTCTGTATAGTATATTCCTGCATAATATTGAGAAGTCGCTCCACTATCATATAAAGGAGTTGCACGCTCTCTTTCTCTATCTATTTTGAACCATCTATTTTCCATTCTGTTAGTCTGAATCACCCCTGTTCCATTTCCATCTGTTGTAGTGACACCAACCTGAGAAATCATATAATAAGCTATCTCATCATTTAAGAATAAAGCCTGTTTAGGGTTTCCTGTAGCACCATCAGTATCTATTCTATATCTTGTGTATGTTGTCCCTCCATTCTCCCATACATCTTGTACAGTAGATGAATTGTGTATGCAATTAGCATTTATAAATACAGGAGAAATATTCTGAGCACAAGGAATATATTGGTATCTCGGATAAACATTATTAGCCACAGCAGTATTAGGCGGATTCCCTCCTCCGATTGTCATTTTTGCATTTAAGTTTTGTGTCCAATCGTACAGCCTAGCCTCTCTAACTATCGCTCCCGCAGGGCTATAAGCAGTAACCAATATATATGCATCAGTTATCAAATCTGAAGTATTATCTATATTATAAGAGAGTCCTTCAGGATTTACCGATGCATTACTCCATATAGGATAGTTAGACATGTCTCTTTGAATCCAAGAAACAACTTCATTGTTTTCATTCATTCTAACATCCTTTGTTAATCGCTTTCCTAATTCAAAAGTTGTGCTAAAATTATAATTAGGACATAGTGATTGCGTTATTTTAGGGTAGTCACTAGAAGATCCCCACCCTACAAGCATAAGCATTCCCGCTCCTCCGTTAACAGAGGTCGGCTGATTGCTATCATAATCAGGGGCACTATTTATAATGCTGTAGGGATAAGCAGAATCTTTAAAACTTCCTGCCTCTGTAGCTTCTTGTATTATGCCATCACCATCAATTATTTCAGTTCTGTACCTTAATTGTATTTTTCTAAATGAACCATTTTTTGTTAAAATAAAATTATCTGTCCATACATTTTGAGCAAGATTATCTTGAGGTTTAGCCCCTCCATTTAACCCTCCATATCTCCAATTTGTATAAGTTCCCTTACCATGAGGCAATAAAGAATAGCTTAGTAAATCTTTAAGTATCTCGCTAATATCTACTGTAAACACATGCCCTGCTGTAAGTTCTCCCCCTCCCCCTCCATCTAGTATAGGTTTATTACTTATATTTCTTATATCTCTTGACTTTCTTATAGAAGCAACTAATGTCCAGTCATCAGGAAAGATAAATGCTCCATGACTTTGAGTTTCGTAAATATCAAAAATAACATTTACAACATCTCCATTATTATTTGCAAAGTTAGCGGGGGAAGGCTCATCTGCGTCAGTAACAGCTCCATTCCACCTTACACTATGTACAATAGGAGAATTAACTGTCCATGTCGTTTCATAATTAAGAGTCCAATTCCTTTTTCTGTTCAAAGAAGTTCCACCAATACCAATTGGGTCTTGAAGTCTCTCCAAATATCCATTTATTCCGTATGCCATATCTTAATATATTCTATATTTTTTATTTAAGTAGTCTCTTATTTTATTTCTATCAAAGTCATTCAAAAATTTATTATAAATAATAACCTCTTGTATATCTCCTGTAAAATAAGTTCCCACGCCTCCTAATTCTATATGTCCTATTGTAAACGGGGCTAAATTAAATCCATTAGCGTTATTGTATACAAAAGTGTTCGTAATTTCTGTACTGTTATTATACTGAAGGGAAAAGTCAGCGTTATTAATCCTAGCACAAGCTATGTGATTAACTGTTCCTAAATCGGCTCCACCACTCAATAGTGTGCCTCCACTTCCTGTATCATCTAAGGCTTTAAATAAAACTCTACCTGTAGGGTCTACTCCGAAATTCAACCTATCACTACCTCCACCTGCTGAATCTCTATATCCTAGGAGTCTTTGTGTTGAAGCACTCAACGTGCTGCATTTTGCAACATAAAATATAGTTAAATCATTTCCTGTTATAGGGCAGTTATTATCTGAACCGAAATAATCACTTGTACCATTAAAGTTAATTCTTGTTTTATCTGAAGCTCCCCCATAAGTATATCTTAAAGGTCGTAATGCTGAAGTTGCCTGAGTAATCCCATTAGCATTTCCTGATCCATCTCCCACCACACTCACTTTCTTAGTAGGAATACTAAACGTAACATTACTATCTGCTCTCAACCAAGAAGCTAAGTCTGGCAACTGATTAGGATATGTTGATTGAGGTCTAAAGCATTTGCTTAGAACCCTCCAAGTAAATGTCATTTTAATCTGTATTACTTGGTCATTAGCAACCTCTTTATTTCTTTCTAAGGTAACACTCTCATCTTCTAAAAAAGCTAGAATTGGAGCATTAGCTTGGTAATACTTTAAGAAATTATCTAACCATTCTGTTCCTAAATCCTGTAGGTTTTCCCATCTTCGGTCAATAGGCTCTGCTGCTTGTGCAGTTCTATTATATATGTCAGATAAGTAAACTTCAAATGTGTAGTTTTCCCAACCATTGTTAAGCCCAACTTCGGGAAATACAGAAGTAGGAGGAGTGATTAGTAGTGATGGATATTGAGTGTTATGATTGTCATTAAATTCTTCTGTATATCCAAAGGATTTGTCTCCATAAGTCCATTTAGACTTCATTACTGTCACTATATCTGTTAATTTTATTGCCATATCTTTAGTTTACTTGGTTTGGATTAGCAATTTTCTCACTAACCTTTGATTCGTACTCGTTCTTAGCTGTTATCCAACTTAAATAAGTCATCACCTTGTAAAGGTTAGTATCTTTAACGCTATCTATCCCGTTCTTACCTTCCATCTTAAATACTCCTTTTTCGGCTAAAATATAAAGACTGTTCAGCCACCCAAAGGGTTTTATATACACATCCATAAGTCCTTTTGTTTTTACCTCCATCATAGACTTTCTTTTTTCTCCAAAGACATACTTAAAATTGTCTGCAATCTGCTGCTTTGACTGGTCAAAAAAAAAGCGAACTCCAATACTGTGTCCATTTTTAATTCTTTAAACTTTTCAGTTTTTTCTGCTATCAGATCCTCGTCATATTCCTCTCCTACTCTCCTACATAATATAGCCATTTGCTCAGGTAGAACATCATATCTTCCGTTTTTCATATTGTCAATACTCATATCAAGCTGAGTAGACTCAATGAAATCTCCATAGGTGTTTTCTTTTAAAAACTCAGAAGGGAAATTATAAGTTTCTCCTTCAAAATCAAAAGACCTTACCCCTTTAGGCACATATTCTTGAGTTAGAACTCCTATTGTATTTATAACCTGAGTAACCTTTTCCATGTCTACTCTTTTCATATCCTCCTTACTAAGTCCTGATAAAAAGCAAAATATATCTCTATTTAGTTTTATATCATCTATAAACTCAATATCTGCAAGCATTTTCTCTATATCTTTTTCGCCTTTAAACTTTTCTTTATAATGATTATTTTTAAGCTCACTTTCCTTTTGATGACCACTTATTATTGCTGTAAGTTGAGCCCAATAAGAAACGCTTATATCCTTCCATTCTGTAGGGACATCAAAATCTACCCACTCCTCATTTTCTTTTAGTCTAATTGTTATGCTCATTTTTTTTATTAACAGTTAATATTTCTTGCCGTATCAATTCTTTTGTTTTTATATCTTCTAATATGTCCGTTGTTTCTCCAATAAAATCAACAGTTTTTTTAAAAAGTTCTTCACTTAATACCTCAATCATTTCTTTATTCTTATCATTTTTAATTCCTGCTAAAAATCCCATTGTAGCGTAAAGCATTAAATTTGGAGTCATATATGCCCATTCATTTCTTCTGCCAGAATTTGAAACTATTTCATTAAATGAGTTTGTATAGTTTATAATATTTTTTATTATATCATTAAAGTCTACAAATTTTTGAGCAGTATAATTATCTGTAGATTCAAAAACCGTATATTTAACATAATTCACATATTTATGTAAAATTTCTTCGTGTTTTTCATTTAAGCCCGCTAATTCCATTAATTATTCTTAATATTTCGCAATTATATGATTTTTTTTTATACTACACTAGAAGTTTTTGGAAATCAGGAAAAATAAACCACCTTACTTCCACTCCACATATTTTTAGTTATCGCCATCACTAAGCAATCTACCATATCATCATGCTTGCCAGACGGAAATTTCACTAACTGCTGCACAAACTCCTCGTTCCATTTCCCATTAAGCAAACTTACTCTACCTGACTCTAAAGAAGCACTAATATCTTGAACTCTAGCTACTTTGTCTTTAGATGGCGGCTTATCTTCTCTTATATTTAGTCCTGTCTCTTTTTTTAGTGTTTGCACTATAGACTTCCCTGATGCTTTTGGTTCTACATAAATTCTACTCCTATTTGTATATCCGTTTTTCTGCACCCATTGAGGAATAAATTTAACCAATTCAGGAAATTCTTTATAAACATTTACACAATCTATTATTTGCCATTTATTATCTTTAAATATATATGCTAGTAATGCTGAAGGATCATTTTTTTCATTTGATGTATATGCAGGGTCTATAACAAAATCAACTGTTACTTGCTCTCCAATATCTATCATTTTGAATTTATCTATTTTAAGCCACTCCGATTTTATCATTCCTGAGTTTAGTGGTGTTGGAGTTTGCATAAGCTGACCTGCATATCCATAACTTCCTAATGCTTGCTTATAATCATCTAAAATAGTCTTACTGAATCTGTCTGACCAAAACAAACCATCTTTATCATAATTTGATTCTAATTTTTTTGGCTTTACATCGTCTGAAAGTTCTGCAGGTATGCAAATATGTTGATATTTAAGTCTACTATCATTTCCATACAATAAGAATCCACTTAAATCGTTATCATGTATTCTTTGCATTATAATTATTCTAATTCCAGTCAAAGGATTATTTAGTCTTGAATAGAATGTTGTTCTGTACCATTCGTTTGCATTTTCTCTTTCTATTTCTGATGCTGCGTGTTGAGGTGAAACAGGGTCATCTACAAGTAAGAAATCTCCACCCTGACCTGTAACTGTACCTCCAACTGATGTTGCTCTCCTCACTCCTAAAAAATTATTTTCATATCTTGATTTTAGATTTTGGTCTTTTTTAATATGAAATAAATCTCCCCACCTTGCCTTAAACCAAGTTGAGTTTATTATATCTCTACTTCTTGTGGAGTGTTCTATTGAAAGTTCTGCAGAGTAAGATGCTGTTATAAATCTAAACTTAGGATTCTTTATCCATGCCCATACAGGAAACATAACTGTTACTAAAAGAGATTTAGTAGAACGAAAGGGAATATTAATTACAATATCTTTCGTTTTTGGTTTATTAGCTATTATTCTCTCTGCTTCTTCTTGTAGAATATCACATAGATATTTATGATGCCAATTAGTAGACAGCTCAATAGAAGGTTCAACAATATGCCAAGCCTTTTGGAAAAATTCATAAAAAGATAATTCGCATAACTTCTTTTCTAATGCAAATCTAAGTACTTCATCAGTTGTTGATTTCATCAAGTTTTGCTCTTAGCTCCTCAATGCTTACATCATCATTTAATTCAATTTTGACTTTCTTAGTCGTATTGTCGTTTATTTCTGAAGATGTTAGTTTTGGAACTGTATAGTTAAGTAGTTTTGAAACTGCGTTTATATAAGCTTCAGGATTTTGGTCAAATAATTTATCTAATGCCATTCTTATTTTAGTAGAATGTCCTTCTAATGCCCATGTTAAGGCATTTCTACTAATTTTATTGACCACAACATTATTTTTTTCTCCTGCTTTTCTTCCTTCTGTGTTTATTTTACCTCCATTTGGGAAGAACTTTTCCGCAGATTCTTTATATGGATTTAATTTATTGATATTACTTTCTCTTAGTTTATATCTTTTATCTTCTTCTCCCATATTTTTTTATAATTTTTTTATAGCACTTGTTATTCTGTCTATATATTCGTCAAGCTCATCATCTAGCATTGATTTAGTAAGTTTAGAATATGCACTTTCTAACTCATCTTCATCCTCTTTCTCTATCATTTCTATCAACTTTCCTGCAGCTTCAAAAACATCATCATATCCAAATTGACCTGATCTCTGTCTTATTGCTGACAATGCACTTCTATATATTTTACCATCTTTTCCAAATGGGAATTTATATCTATCTTTAGTTTCTTCGCTTGCATCTTCATTTTCAAGTAAAAACCATTTAGCATAATTTTCCCAATCATCACCATCCTCTCCTAATAAAGCATTTCCATCTTCTGTACTAAAGCTCCAATCTGAATCTTTATTTATGTTGTCCCCTTCAACTAATGTTGTAGCGTAATCATAACCTTTAGAGTTTAATCTTGACTTAGCATATACTTCTTCCTCTATTTCTTTCTTGTCCTCATCTATATCTTCTTCTAATTCTTCTTCCCTTTCTTCTCTTTCTTCTTTATCATAGATAAATTTTATAGTCATCTCCTGACCTTCTTCTTCAATATGAACAATAAGCTCTCCATCTTCATGAAGCTCTTTCATTTGTTTTTTATCAAAAGTGTAAGTATGATCCACATCATCTTCATTGTTATAACTAGGTTTAAGTTCTTCTTCAAGGTATTCCCCTTGATTTGCTAATTGGCAATCTTCAAGAGTTTCGTACATACAATCCCCAGTTTCTCCCCATTTATATTTTCCTTCTTCGCATTTTTCGCAAGGCATAATTTCTATTTTTTTTATTTTTTTATTTTATGACTGTGAGCAATCTTTATAAATAATTACAGTTCCTGATGTTACTCTAAAATAAGTAAAGTCAGCCATCAATTCCTCACCTCTTTTAAAAGTAGTTGATGTTAATGCAAATATACTCCCAAGACTTAAATTAGTCGCTAAACAGCTTCTAATAGCAGTATCTTCTAAAGCTACCACTTTCCATCCATGACTATAATCCTCACATCCTTCTATCTCAGTTGTAGGATTAGAAGAATCCCATATCTTATTGCCACCTACTCTACCGCATAATATTACTGTTTCACAACCACACTTTCCATGATCCTCATAAGCTAAATCTGCAGCTATTGGAGGAGCAGCATTATTAGTAATTATATTAGGCGGGAAGTATGTCATAATTTTCTTTTTTACAAATAAAGTAAAATATTATACATATCCTAAGAAACTTTAGGAAATTTTATTAACCCCTCTTTCTTCATATCTTTATCTATACCTTTATATTGTTCTTTATCTTTAAGAGTATAGCATACCCTTAACATACCCTTTAAATTCTTTTCCATTTTAATTATATCTATAAAACCCATTTCAAATTTTTTTATAATTTTTTTTTGCTTCCAAAAACTTCTGAATATTCCATTTTATTTACTATACCTTTGAATCCTATAGAATATACTGTTGCTCATATCGCAACTAGCATATTTGATCACCTTCTCACCAAAATCATACACTATGTTTAAATTCAGAATTGGTAAAGTAACTATACAATTATTACCTCCTAAAATAACTTGGAATATCTAATTATGAAATTGGATTTAGAATACTTGCTTGGGTGTATATGTGGTTAAAGATGTATATAATGGAATTTGACGGAATTTACATTTTACCCCTTTTTTATTCATTTTATTACTTAAAAGTCAATTAATTAATGCTTTTTTATTAAAATAATAAGTTTTTAATAAGTTTTTGTCTCAGAATTTGCGTAAATAAAGAGAAAAAGCAGCTAATAAGATAAGATTCTTCAAACTAAATTACAAACTTTGTAATTAATTAAGCATAAAAAAAGACCTCTAAATAAATAGAAGTCTTATAATGTTTGCTTTGGCCGTTTATCTTAGCAAGAGCAAAACAGAAACAACAAGAAAAGAAGAGTTATTGTTG